TGTTGAATACCCACAGACCGATCGTCCAATCTTCACCGCTATCAATAGCAGGCATCGAGAAGACACCAGCGAAAGTATCGGATGCACCGGACGACGTTACTTGCGCCATGTAGGTGCCTTCGTGCGGTGTTACCGTTCCACCCGTGGTAACAGTCCATCGTCCAGACTCGGGATCCCAGCCAGAAGAGGCTAAAAAGTCTCCTTCTTCAAGCGAACTGTCCGGCACGATGTTACTCAAGGTAACAGCTTGGTAGGCATTCAAGGCTGAAACAGCCGATGCCCCTGCAGCGCTCTGAGAGGCCGCTGTGTCAATAACGTCTTGAGCGGTTGCCGCTAGGTCTGCTGCAGTCTGAATTGCGTCAGAGGCAGTCTGAATTGCGTCAGAGGCAGTGTCGATAACATCTTGGGCGGTTAGAGCCGCGTTAGCTGCAGCCGAAGCAGCATCAGAAGAGGCCGCACTGGCAGAGTTCGATGCCGCGTTCGCTTGCGCGGTGGCGTCAATAACGTCTTGCGCGGTATCTAATAGATCTTGAGCTGTGGCCGCAGCATCAGCAGCAGTATCTATCGCATCTTGCGCTGCAGCAGCCGCTGAAGTACTCGCCGAACCCGCGGAGTTTGCAGCCGCATTCGCCTGAGCGGTGGCATCAATAACGTCTTGGGCTGTATCTAACAGATCTTGGGCCGTGGATGCCGCATCGGCTGCGGTACTGAGAACATCAGCTGCTGTGCTTACAGCATCTGCTTGCGCATCTGCCGCATCATTGGCAGCGGCTAATGCATCCGCTGCCGCGTCTAGAGCCGATTGAGCAGCCGCATTTTCACTGATGACTGCATCTGCTGCGTCTTGTGCTGCATCTGCTGCGTCTTGTGCTGCCGCCGCTGCTGAGTTTGATGCAGCAAGCTCGGATGCCGCTGCCGCTATGGCGTTGGTTTCAGCATCATCGATACGGGTGTTGAGCGTGGCGTTGAGCTGCGTCGAGGTGATCTGACCTGTAATATCGATCAGCAGCTGAGCAACGTCTTGTGCCGTAGTGGCGACTGTGCCTGCTGTGGCATTGACCGGGCCAGACTCACCCAGTACGTTTACATGCCTTATCCAGTAGTAGAATGTTTGGCCGGTTGCGACCGTATCGTCAGCTACTCTAAACGTGGATTCCTGTATCTTGACAGCTGTTCCGAAATCATCTGTTGAGCTGCGGAAGATTGAGGTAAAGGCGTGCCCGTTGTATGTAGGGTTATCCCACTGCAACTGGACATCTTCGTACAGCCCTGTGGCGGTGAATCCAGTAGGCTGAGTAGGTGTATCAGCAGTGACAGGAGTACCAGACCCCCCAGTGTTCGTGACATTTTCATTGTTTATCGTGTCTCCTATTCCGCCGACTGCATACGATACGTTTGGGCCTGAGCCAGATGAGCGGAGTGTAATCAGTCCCGCATCATCCAAGTCTGAGAGTGTTAACGCTCGATTGCGTCCGTCACCTCGTTGCCCAGTCAGTATCTCAGCCGTTTCAGCAAGCGCCTTTTCAGGCACCGTCATACCTTTTACCCGTGGTATAGCAGGGTAATTACTTTTCTTTTTCGCCATTACAATTCACCCATAGAAGTGGCTAGGGTTACCCGGCTTACCGGTCCCGTTCCAGATACCTCGAACTCCCAATCTGTGGCTCGTCGAGGAGCCAAGCGAATTACCTCCGTTGTAATAGGTGTTAAGTCAGTGATCAGCTCACCATCGGCCCACACTTTGAAATTCACATTACTCGGTAGGTCGGTATGAATTTTTGCGCAGGTGAATGAGCTGTCTCGCACTCGGTGCTTTTTAGACTTGTAGGTATAGCTGTAATTTCCAACAGCAGTTTCCCACGTAAGTATTTGATCTGATTGAACAAAATATAATTCATCGTCTTTCAGGTCGTTGAACCCGGCAGTCGCATATGTGTCAAATGTGACAAACTGACCCGTGTTAGCGTCGTAGGTGAATCCACCCGTGCCGGTCCCGCTGTTGTTTGTATCGCCATAAAAAGCGACATAGAGGTCTTCATACTTGTAAGCGTGGATTGTCTCTGGGTCATAGACGGACCAAGCCTTTTTATCGAAAATCTTCTCGGTAAGTAGCTCTGCGCCCTGCTCTCTTACCCCAACTAAGCCATCGGGGGATGCGTATATGACGTAATTCCCCATGTCGACCATGGATCGTGCCGAAACACAGCTCTGCGAGATCTCCATTTGCTGTTCTGACATGGCATCCGGGCTAACACCGTTAAAAAAGTACGGCTTACCCTCGGTTGCGACGACAAAACTGGTGCCTGCGGTTGCAATTGCCACGATATCGAACTCAAGAGACCGCTTATAGGCGTTTGGCCATGCGTATGGGAGGAATGGCTCGCTAAAAAGCAGCTCATTTTCGGCAAATCCGGCTGCAATACCGTTATTTCCGAGTATCAAGCCCTGCATGTTGGCCGGTGGGGGTAGGAAATCGTCGGTTTCGAGCGCTGCACCAAGCCCAGACGGTGAAATGTTGTCCGTAACAGTGACTGCGGACACCAAATGCTCGGATACGAAGAAGAATTCAGTGCTATCACCCCCTGTTGCAGTCCGATATAGGCGCTTCTTTGTGATATTCGCGGTATTAACGGTTGGCGTGGGCAAGTCTAAGGTGACAGTCTGCGTTGATGGCTCTGCGACGTTGACAATAGAGCTAACGGGACCGGGCGCACCCTCTTCACCGTACTCTGTAACGTAGGTGACAAGGTAAAACCGGCTGTCATCGTCCGAAGTGTTCTCTGGATCGCTGTCTGTGCCATTAATAACGAAGTTTGAAGGCGCTGCTGCCGGTACGGGCACGCCTAAGTCGTAAGAGGCCTGCGGATCTGCACCTACGCCAGTCGCAATTAGGTTGGAAGTGACCTTTGGTATGCCATCGCCAGTGTAATAGACGCGGTCATACTGGTCTTGCGGGATAGGTGAGTCGATAAGTGAGACGTTCTGCCCCGTAAAGCTGAACCATTCCGCGCCATACTTGAAAATAGTGCGGGTGTTGGTGCGCAGATCAGGCTGCGATGCCAGTGTGGTGTGAGTTTTTAGGCTCTCTAGGTCGCCAGACTCTAGGCTCACATTGTTGGCAGTCTGCGCAGCACCATCAGGTAGCTTGCGTTCAGCAATCTTGGGAGCAAGTCCGCCGAATTGTTGAAGATCAATAGACGGCATTTTGACTCCTAGATAAATCTATTTTGAAGAACTCGCTTGGGTGTGGTTCCCATGCCCTTATGGATGTGCTGTTTAGCGTGCATCATGCCTTCGCGGTACTCCATGAGCTCAATCTGAGCGCCATTAGCATCAGCCCAAAATCGATCTGGCTGAGTCATGAGCCGGTAGCGTGCGCCAGCTGAAATAAAGTCTCCCCATGTATTGACGATTTGGTCATCGACAATATCGGTGGAGTTTTCTGGCATGACCGCTATCTCGTAGCGAATCGCCAGATTTTCCTCGGGTGACGCATCAAACGTCGGCCTAAGTATGTTTTCGAAATAGACGCAGCGGGGTAAAGAATCTGACCTCACCTCGCGCCATTCTGGGCGGTCCAGTACCATTAACTGCTTGCCATCTTCGTTGATAGCGAGGTATCGCCATGCGACCACATTGGTTCCAGAGGGTGGAATAAACGTGAACGCACTTTGACCTCCAACGAGGTTGACTGTGCCGTTGTAAGTCCATACGTGTGTCTTCGTGCAGAAGTCACGAGTAGCCCATCGAAGGGCATCCAGAATGACTGGATCAGGACAGTTATGAACACGCTCTCGAACGAGCGGGGTGAGATCAGAGAGGTTTGCCATTATCTACGCTCAGGTGATTGACCCATGCCTTGACCGTTAGCGCTTGCAGCCATGTCTGCTTGCGTAATCATGCCAAGTGCGGACTCAAATATTTGCAAATGGTTCTGTGCTCGCTGTGCGTTCTCGGCATACTCAGCGTCCTTGGAATAGGCACGGTAGAGCATGTAGTCAAGAAGAGCGTTTGCGAACGTATCGTCTAACGCGATGGTCTGCACGTCTGTATCGAAGTCCGATACACTGATATCTGCTGGCGCGACTGAGTAAACGATCTCTACCGAATGCGTCGTTGCTGGCGCAGGGTAAAGATAGAATGACTTAGGATCACGGTCATCAAATATAAAGTGTCGGACATCGGTGACAGGCACTGATGTGTCATGCCAGTTACGCACTTGCTCGTCCAAGATGTCTTGGCGAATGTGTGTAACAGCAGCTCCATCAGTGTTGCGGACAACCTTCAACAAACGAAGGCCAGTGGATGGCAGTGTTTGCTTGGTGTTGGCAGCAGCAGCTTGACCGGCAGTAACGTAATCCTCGTTGACTGAATTAGAGTCAGGGCGACGATTGACGACTGCACGTTGAGCGTCATTGAACCATAAGAGCAATTCGGACTTGGTCCACCGTACATTCGTTGTATCGTTTAATACGACGACTGCGCGATCGATGATATCTACGACTTTAACTGTCGACATCGTTTACTCCTTTAGTGGCTTTGCGAATCACTGGCTTTCGCTTAGCAACTACCTTCTTCTCAGGGGCAGGTGCAGGCTCTGGCTCAGCAAAAATTGGTTCTAGGTGACCGCAGTTGCGTTCGATGAGGGGCGTCCAGTTAAAGACCCGCCCCGTCAAAGGATTGCGGTATGCAATCGGCTTACTCATTAA